CGTTGGTGTCGACCGCGATGGCCGCGACGAGGGCGGCCCCGATGGCGGTCGGCGCGTCTCCGACGGCGATCCCGATCCGGAAGAATCGCCCGCCGATCGTCACCTCGTAGGTGCCGGCCGCGGTGGCGGCGGTGCCGGTGAACACGATGTTGGCCGTGGCATTCACCCCGGCGCTCTCGGTGTAGGCCATCCCATAGAGCGGGATCCGGGTGCTGACCTTGAGCGCCGCCTGCGCCATGCAGGCCAGCTGCGAGCCGGCGCCGAAGAGCTCCTTTGCGCGCGCGAGGCCCGTGATGCGCTCGGGCACGCCGACCGTGGCCGTCCCGGCGGCGATCTTGTAGCCGACGAGCAGCAGCTTCTTGGTGTCGCGCGGCAGGGCGTTGAACGCGCCTGACCAGTCGGTCTCGATCTGGACGTCGGGGGTGAGCTGCGGGAGGATCTCCGAGAAGTCGATCGTCATGGCTCTTGCTCCTGCTCCTCCGGCGGCTCGCACCGCACGAGGTCACCGCTCGCGACGAGTCGCGGGATCTCGCCCTCGAACTCGACGAGCTCGGGCGTCTCGGTGAAGAAACGGTTGACGCGGCCGATCCCGCGCTTGCGGCAGATGCTCTTGCCGGCGAGGGCGGGATCCGGATGCGGCGCGGCTTTGACCCAGACCTTCATTCGCCCACCCCGTAGGTCGCGAGCAGGCTGCTGCGGATGCTGCGGCGGCTCGCGCCGGTGACGTAGTTGGAGAGCACCTCGGCGATCGCCTTCTCGTCCTCGCGCTGGCACACGATGAAGGGCCTGGCCGGGATGGGCGCCCCGCGGCCGCTCTGGCGCCCGTACTGCTGCGTGGCGCTGTAGGGCAGGCGCGAGGCGACGGTCACGCCCTGCTGGTCAGGGAACGCCTCGGTGCTCGCGTGGAGCTTCCCGCTGGCCTCCAGGGGGGCGGCGCCGCCCTTGGTCGCGGGCCAGCGCGGGCGACCGCCGGCCTCGAAGTTCTTCGCCACGCTCTTGAGCATGATCTCGCCCGCCTCGGTCCAGGCCGGGAGCATGTTGCCCAGCCGCGCCTCGGCGTCGCGGAGCTCCGTCACGGCCGTGCCGAGCATGTCGACCCGCACGCGCATCAGAACTCCTCCAGCGTCTCGTCCGAGAACAGGACGTCATCGGAGTCAGCCAGCGCGTAGGTGGCGCTCGAGGCGGCCGGGGGCGGCTCCACGCCGAGGTCCATGTCACCGTCCCGCATCGCCTTGAGCTGCGAGAGCGCCTGCTGCTGCGCCTGGAGGATGCCCGCGGGCATGCCCACCTCGTGCTCGCGGCGGCGGTGGAGCTCGAACAGGGAGAGATCCTGAGAGAGCTTCGTGATCAGGGCCGGAACGGGAGAGGCGAGCGGCACCGTGTAGCGCAGGCGCAGGAACCCGTCGATCACCGCGCTGGCGTCGAGCGTGGCCTTGGCCACACGAACGGCGATCTGCGCGTTGCCCGAGCCGGACAGCTCGTCGTCGGTGAGCTGCTGGATCAGCGTCGCGCCGACGATCGTCTCGAGCTGTGCTTGCGTGCAGTAACCCACCGCTTCGCTCCGTTAACGAGCGCCGGCGGGGGCGGGTGGAGAGGGATGCCCGTCACCCGCTCGGCGTTGATGCTAGCTTCCGCTCCCGTCGCTCACGCGGATGAGCTGCCACAGACCGACGCCCGCGTTGCCGCGGTAGTCGGTGCCGTAGAAGAACTCATCGCGCATGAACACGTTGAAGTCGCTCAGCGCCTCGAGCGCGGTGAAGCGCACGGGCCGCCGGACCTGGTCGATGAAGGGCTTCAGGGGCTTGTTGAGGTCGGCCAGCGCCCACGCCTTCAGCGAGGTCATCCCGCCCGCGTCGAAGCCCGGGACCACCACGACCTCCGCGCTGTTGGCCCAGACGTTCTCGGCGCCGTAGCTGTTGTGCGGCCGGACGATCTCGAGCGCCGTCTGCTCGAGGGCGGGGCACACCAGCAGGTGCGTGGGCTGGATGCCCAGGCTGTTGCCCTGATCGTCCTTCAGGTTCTGCATCGTGTACCGCGCCTCGAAGTAGGCGTCGGCGTCGAGCAGGTCGGTCTCGATGTTGCTCTGCGTCCCGCTGTCGCCCTCGGAGTGGTTCGCCGCGACGAAGTACTTCCCGTCGTAGCAGTAGGTCGTCTTGCAGGCCGTCAGCAGGGACAGCACCAGCGACCAGCGCTTGCGCCAGTAGGCATCCGCGAGGCCCTGGATGCGGGGCCGCACCATGCCGAGCTTGTCGTCCTCGATCGTCTCGGCGAGGACCTGGACCGACGCCTCGAACTTCTTGTTCTTGATCGAGAACTCGAACTCTTCGAGGTCCTTCATCACGCGGTCGCCGACCCACTCGCGCATGTTCGGGACCTGGCCGAGCCAGTTGTAGCTCTCGGTGTCCCCGGTGCTGGGCACCTCCATGGCGAGCAGCTGCAGCAGGCGGCGCTCAAGGGTCGGGCTCTGCTCCAGGGCGCCGTAGAACATCGCTCGGAAGGCTTTGGCGGCGGCGATGAGCTTCGATTCGTTCAACATGGTCTTGTCTCCTCGTCTCTCGTCGCTGGCCTAGAGAAGCTCGAACCAGACGTACAGGCTGCAGCCGGCCGCCGTGGTGGCGCTGTCGGTGAACGTCACGGTGCAATTGGTGTCGGCGAGCATCGTGACCGCAGGCGCCTCGTCCTCGGCGACAACCTCAGCCGCGGTGCAGACCACGCTCTTGGGGCTCGTGCCGTCGGTCAGCGTCGCGGTCAGCGTGTCGGCGCCGCCCGGCGCGGTGGCCAGGTTCAAGTACATGCGAGTGATCTTCGCCTTGCGGGGGAACTCGAACGTCGTCGTCGCCGTCCCGGTCGGGTTGTAGCAGTAGAAGGTCAGGCACTGCTGGTCGCCGGTCCCGGGCCGGGGCTTGTCCAGCGCCGGAAGCAGGCTCACGTAGACGCTGGTCGCGCCGACATACTTGACGATCACTCCCGCCAGGTTCTCGCCAGCGGTGAGGCTGACGGCCTGCGCCCCGCTGGCCCACACCAGCTTGCCGATGTCGGTCACGGCCGCGCCGCTCGTGGTCAGGTGCGTGACGGGGTCGGTGGCCCGCTTGACGCTGACGCTGATGGCGCCGTCGAGCCCGCCGCTGTTGTTAGCCGCTGCGAGCGCGATGCCCTCCAGCTTCATTCCGGCGGTGGTGCCACCCGGCATCGCGTAGCCAGCGGCGTTCGAGTACACGAGGTCGTTCGCGGCGATGTTGCCCGTGGCGCCGACCGGCAGGCTCACCGTCTCGTCGGTGTCCTCAGGGGCCGGGATGCCACAGGTCGCGTAGGCGATCTCGATGCCGACGTTGGTCGCGCTGGTGTAGCGCGCGCACTTGCCGACGTAGATGTAATTGGCGGTCGTCTGCACCGTCTGGTTGTCGGTCGCGTAGAAGTCGAGGCCGATGCTGGTGATCGCGGCGCCGCTGGTGATGAAGTCGAAGATGCCCTTCCGACGGACGCGCACCCTGATGTCACCGCTCGCGCCGGCCGAGTTGTCGGCCTCGCGCATGCACACGCCGACGAAGACCTCGCCGGTGGTATTGGTGCAGGCAACCGCGTAACCGGTGGCGTTCAGGTTGACGAGCGTCCCGTGGACGATCTTGGTCGCGATGTAGACCGGGTAATCCTCCTCCTCACCCTCCGACCAGCTGAGCTTGCGGCCCGTCGAGGTCGCGGTGCCCAGGGCAAAGATCAGGATGTAGCTCAGGAGCATGAGCAGCATGCCGAGGGCGCCCGCGGCGACCATCGGCGAGGGGACGAACGAGCACGCCCCGAGGGCGAGCGCCGCGATGAACATGAGGATGGACCGGATCACTTGGCACCTCCTGCCTTCAGCGGCGAGCCCTTCAGGATCTCGTCACCGCGCTTGTTGGCCGCGATGTACTCGGCGACCGTCATGCCGGCCGACTGGCAGGCCACGATCTCCTCGGGGGTGAGGTCGGCCGCGGCGGTGTCCTTCGGCGGGGCCGGCTGCTTCAGCTCCGGGATCAGCGCGGGGGCGGCCTGCGCCCAGGCGGCGAAGAACTCGGGCGCCTTGCGGGCCGCGTCGAGCGCCCAGATGTGCATGGGCGTCCCGGTGGCGGTCAGCTTGTGCTCGGCCTGCGCCTTCGCGACCGCGTCCTGCGCGTTGCGCTCGGCGACCTGGGCCTTGAGGGCCTCGAACTCGGCGAGGCTGACGCCGCTCGGCTGCTTGAGCTGCAGGCAGCGCGCGGTGATCTGGGCGGGCGTCGCGTCGGACGGCAGCCCGAGCTCGGCCAGGGCCGTGGAGAGCGCGAGGCTCGCGGCGTTATCGGTGCTCATGATCTGCTCCTGATTGGAGGGTTTCTTGTTCGTGCCCGCCATGTTCCAGGCCGCGAAGGCCTGGGCGGGGATGGGTCGGTCGAAGTGAACGGCGGTGACCTTGAGGTCGGCGCGCGCGGCCCTCGGCACGGCGTCGCCCTGCTCCGGCGCGCTCGCGATCTCGTCGGCGAACTTCTTGGCGACCGCCTCGTCGGCTGTCAGCCAGGTCTCGGCGTCCATCAGCTTGCCGATCTCGTCGCGCTCGAGCCCGGTGCGGGCAGCGTAGACGCCGATCAGCACGCCTCGGATGGCCTCCAGGTTGTCGGCCGTCTTGCGGAGCTGCGCGGGGTCACCGAGGGCGATCGTCCTCGGGTTGTGAACCATCAGCATCGCGTGCGGGGAGAGCACCACCCGGTCACCGGCCATGGCGATCGCCGAGGCGATGCTGGCCCCGAGCCCGTCGACCGTGACCACCTTCTCGCCGCGGTCCCACCGGCTGATCTCGGCGTGGATGGCCATGCCGTCGAACACGTCGCCGCCGGGGCTGTTCACGTAGACGTCGAGGGCAGCCGCGCCTGCTGCGCGCAGCTCGTCGAGCTTGCTGACCACGTCTTTCGGGGTGATCCCGTCCCATCCGCCGATGGCGTCGTACAGGTACAGCGCGCCCCGAACCTGGCCGTTCTTGGTCTCGGTGCGGGCCTCAAAGAGGATCGGCGAACTGGAGGGATCGCGTCTCACGTTCCAACCCTGGTAGCAGAGCGGAACGAGGCGCGTCGGGATCTGCTATGATTCTAGGCGAGAGAGTGAATACGGTGTAATACACCCGCTATGAGGTAACGATGCCGGATCCCGTCGTTTCTGTCCGATTGCAGGATGTCGAACTCGAAAGGCTCGATCGCGTGGTGAGCACCATGCGTGAGCGCCACCCGTACGGCACTATCACTCGGCACTCGGTGATGCGCCGCTGGTTCCGGCAGAAGCTCGAACGAGCGGAACGCGAGCTCAGGCGGGAGGGGTCTCGGGGCTCTCGGGAGCTGGAGGAGTAGACTCCTCGCCCGTCTCTTCGCCGGCCGGCTCGAGCCCCGGCATCCTCGCCCCCGTCACGATCTCCTCGCCCGCCTTCGGCCTCGGCCGCGAATACCTCGTGTAGAAGTAATCCCGCGTCAGCTGCAGCCCGACCTTGTTGACGAGACAATCGTCGATCTGCGACTGGATGAGCAGGTCCTCGTCGTCCGGCCCCTCGAGCGCGCAGTACGGGATCGGCACGTCGTCGCCCAGGTTGAGCCTCACGATCGGCCCGAGCAGGTCGCGCCGGATGGTCTCGCACAGGCGCTGCGTGTCGTCGCGCGCGATGGCTCGCTCGTCGGGGAGGAAGCTTTCCTTTGCCGAGCGCGCGCCGCGGTCGCCCTGCGTCGTGCTCATGGTGCTGCCGTTGATCGCCTTGCTGATCTGCTCGTCGCAGTATTCGGCCATCAGCTTGTGGGGGTCGCCGCCCGACGCGGAGACGCTGCTCTCGAGCAACGATAGGGTGCTCCCCTCGGGGAGGATGCAGGCGGCGTCGCGCCCCATCGACAGCAGCGCGTTCAGCATGGTCGTCTTCTCGTCGTTGCTCACCCCCGGCGGGTACGTCGCCCACCGCGGCGGGATGCCCATGCGCTCGAGGAAGATCGACCAGTCCTTCACGTCGAAGTGCTTGAAGAGGTAGAACCAGGTAACCGAGCGCAGCAGCGCGCACCGGGCGATCGGCACGCTCCATGTCTTGTGGACGTGGACCACCCAGCCGTTCGCCTCTAGCGGCTCGCCGTCGGTCTGCTCCTCGTCGGTCCTGACCTTGACCTCGTCCTCGGTCTGCAGGTACTGGCCCCAGCCCATCGGGTCGCCGAAGATCAGCTCGCTCTGCGGCCACCGCTGTAGCGCGCGCGGCACCCACAGACCATCATCGAGGTCCCAGACGATTTGCGCCACGGCGATACCCTTGCCGACGGCGTCGGTCAAGTCGCGCACCGCCTCGAGCCAGTTGCTGATGCCGCCCCGGCCCTCGTCGCCGAGGATGAGCCGCGTGCAGAGGTCGGCCGCGGCCTGGGCGCGAGGGTCCACCTGCTCGTCCTTGCCGGCGGGGAAGACGCGGAACGCGCGCGAGGTGATCTTGCGGCGCCGCTTGCCGAGCTCGGCCGTGACGTGCGGGTCCTGCTCCACCAGGTCGAAGATCTCGAACTGGGGGGCGGTGTCTCCGCTCTCCGCGTTGCGCATCGCGCGCGCGAGCTTCTCTGGCGTGAGGCGCCGGGCGTTGGTGCTGATGTCGTAGTCGTTGCGCGCGCCGGAGATGTAGCGGCCGGTGCGGGGCGTCGGGGGCGGCTGCTTCTCTTTGCGCCAGGGGGCGTACCAGGGCATTCTATGCGCTCCTCCGCGCCGTCAGTCGCGGCGCATAGGCTCTGTGTCCGGCCAGGTCTTCGCGCGTCCACTCGCCAAATTCGTTGGCCACAATGACTTGTAGCATGTCTGCGCCCAGCCCGTACCGTTCCACGATGCGCGCCGCACCTGCAAGGCCCCTGCGGGCGAAGGCGCGCTCGAGGTCATCGAGGATGGTTTCGACTTCGGTCGCGGAGCGCATGGGTGGCCTTGAGGCCGGCCATGCATGCGACCTAGCTACGAAGCTACGGGGGCGGGGTGGGAGATGTCAAGAACGCTGCGTTGCGTTGCGTGGCGGAGCGAGGCGGTGCGGCGCACTGCGTGGCGGAGCGGCGCGGAGCGAGGCAGGGCGATGCGTAGCGCAGAGCTGCGATGAGCTGCGAAGAGCCGTGCGGTGGAGCGGCGTCACTTCAGGTGCTCCAAGCTCGCCTCGAGCGGCAGCATGTTGCCCTGCTTCTCGACGGCGGCCGTCAACTGCTTCTGCTTCTTCGCGCCGCTGACCTCGACGAACAGGTTGAGCACCGTCGCCGTGACGTTGTGCTGCACCTTGACCTCGGGTGGCATGGCGTCGAAGTTCTCCACGGAGTAGATCTGGCGCAGGCTGCGGCGACCCTGGCGGCGCATCCGAGACATACCGTCCACCCCCATGGCAACCTTCTCCTCGTCGGTCGCGCGGCGGATCCCCGTCCCGGCGATCGTCACGAACGCGATTCGCTCCTCGCGCAAGAGCTTGCGCCGGGCCGAGGTGAGCGGTCCGCGCAGGCTGTCACCGACCGGGCGGCGGGCCACCTTCGACAGGTCTTCGTAGGTGAGCAAGTCGCCGATCTTCGTGTCGCGGAGACGGCGCACGAGCAACTGCGTCTCCATGCTGATGTCGGCGATTCCCTTGCGTTCGGTGCTACCGTTTCCGTTCATTCAAAACCTCCGTTGCGTTGCGGAGCGGTGAGATGCGGAGCGACGAGTTGCGGCGCGGCGCGGCGTGGTGTGAGGCAATGAGTCGTACTTCCTACTCCCACTCGATGCTCTCCACGCTGAAGCGACCGTAGTACCCTCGGTTGCGCGGGCGGAAGCGGCCGATGCCGATGAACTTCCCGGCCTGCTCCAGGTGGTAGCGAAACACGTCCTCGGTGATCGTCTCGTCGGCGATGTAGAACATCACCGGGCCGGTCCACTGCTCGATCTTCGGGAAGCACCGCTCAACGCGCTTCCCGCTGCCGTGGCGGCCGTCGGAGTTCATCAGCAGCCACTCGCCCTCGACGGCGTCCTTCTTCACCTCGAGCATGAGCCCCTCGGAGACCAGCACGCCCGCCTCGAAGTGCTTGGTGTAGGTCGCCTTGCCCTTGCCCGGGATCTGTATCCCGAGAAACTTGGCGGCCTCGTCGAGGCAGTTCTTGAACGCCATGGGCGGGATGAAGATGCGCCCGTCTGGAGCGGTGTGGCACTTCTCGCGCCAGGTGCGGTGCTCGTAGTCGTTGGGGCCTTCCTTCTCGGTCTTCGGCGCCCGGTGCATCCGGCTCTGGCTGTAGGGGCTGACAGACTTCAGGGTTGCGATTGCTGTCCTCACGAGAACCTCCTTGCGTTGCGTGGCGGAGCGCTGCGGTGCGGCGCGAGGCGGCGCGGTGCGGGGCGGCGCGTGACCACAAATCGCTCCCCATCGCGTTGCATGGTCGACCGGCGAGAGACGGTCACGCGACGGGGAGCGGTTTTCTATCGTTGGTTGATGTTGCCAGCACGACCATGCAATCGCACAGTGACAGCGCTATCGCGATAGTCAATCCCCGAATTGCACGTTGAGCGAAAAATAACGCTCTATGTGCGTACTGCGCACTAGTACGGTAGCTCGCGCTCGCCCCTGCGCCGCGCCTTCTCGTCGCTCTTGATGGTAGTCAGTGGCCCCGCCTCCAAACTGTGGCTGTAGCCCGCGTACCTCAGCTGGTCGCACGCGTGGTCCCCGTGCTTCCCCACGGGCTGCTCCTGCTTCGCGCCTTCCTTCGGGAAGCTGTAGCCGTCGACCTCGCGCAGGAAGTTCGTGCATCTGGGGTGTACGTGGAACCTCGGCTCGCCGTCGAGGCGCGGGCTGAGCTGGCTGCGGATGAACGCCACGCCGGAGATCACGTCCTTGTCGGCCAGCCGCACGTTGAGCCCCGGCCAGGTGATCGTCACCCCCGTCTCGTCGGGCGCGTTCTCGCTGCTTCGCAGGTGCCGCTCGCCCTCTGGGTCGTGGTCGCAGTACCAGGCGCGGAACGGCTTGATCGCCTCGTACTTGCGCTGCAGCTTCTTGGCCTCGACGGCGATCTGCGCCCGCGTCTTGCCGAGCTTGTACCATTCGTCCCAGAGCCAGAGCCCGCCCACGTCGTCCACGCCCACCACACCCAGGGCGGCGGGCTTGCTATAGCCCCAGTCGACGCCGCCGATCCAGTACTTGATCCGCTGCAGCGCGTGCGCCTCGTTGAGGATGTGGTGCATCGAGGGGAACAGCGGCCAGGCCAGACCCTCGAGCATGAGGATCTCGGCGTCGAGCATCTGGGCCGCGTACTCCTCGCCGTAGGCCGCGCGCAGGTTCGGCTCGAATTCGACCGGCAGGTGGACGTTGTCCTTAGTCCTGGTCTTGATCAGGCAGCGGTCGCCCGGCTTGCGGAACTCCTGAATCAGCCAGTTCCAGCCGTCGGGCGTGGTCGTGGTGTAGAGGCAGCGTCGGCGAGCTCGCACGCAGCGGATGCGCGCCTGGAGGATGCGCCACACCTCGCTCGATCGCAGGATGCACGCCTCGTCGAGCCAGGCCCACGCCAGATTGAGGCCCGAGAGGCGGCCGGGGCGATCGGCGCTGCGCAGGAAGATGGAGCGGCCGGTAGGCTTCCAGATGATGCGCTGGTCCGACTTGACGTAGACGTAGAGCCGCTCGGGCACCCACGACTCCCAGAGCGGCAGGATGACGTCGCGGAGCATCGGGTAGGTCGGCGAGGTGATGCAGCCGTCGCTCTCGGGGTTGTCCTGCATGAGGTACATGCCCTCGTGCATCCCGCAGAGCGTCTTGCCGCCGCCGACGCCACCGAGCAACGCCTTCTCCGCGGCGGTCGAGACGTGGAACAGGTCCTGCTGGGGGAGCGGATCGTAGGGACTGACCCACTCCACTACTTCACGGCGACGAGCTGGGCGGGCGTCGGAGGCGCCTCGGCCGTCTGGCGCTCCACCGAGTCGCCCTTGACGGCGCGCATCTCGGATCGCCGGAAGACGACAGTGATCGGCTCGGGCTTGTCGTCGTCCTTAGCGAAGCGGCGCGCGAAGTCCCGCCACCAGCGCCGCTCGAGGAACGTCATGGCGCGCGTCCAGTTCGGGTCGGACCGCGGGCCGGTCACGATGTCGATCAGGTTCTCCTGCTTGGTCGCCTCGGCCGCCATCGCGTCGAGGTAGAACTCGCGATGCACCCTGTCCGTCTCCGGCTCCTCGTAGTCGTCGGACGAAACCTCGTAGACCTCGAGTGCTCGGCGCCCGTCCTC